CTAGATTGGATTGTCCTTTAACTGCTTCTAAAAGTCGCATTTTTATTTCTAGTCCTCTTGCAGGAGGACAGTTCAATTATTTAACAGCAGCATTTTATACTTTTAACTTAGATAATTCTACTTTTTATATTGTTCCTGATTCCTTGCATTATTTCAACATTGTTGCTGGAGAACAATATTTTAAATATGTAGATGTAGATTTTACCTTAACTGAAGGAAGAGATTATTATTTTGCGTATCAAATATTCAGTCCTAATGCTCCTACCATAGGGTTTGCATATTATGATGGTGTAGGAATTGAACGACCATATAATTATTTCTATGCAGCTTCTTGGTTTGAATCTTCGGCCATTGGAGATCTAACTAAAGTAGATTTGCGTGCTACTACACATGATGTTCTTGGATTGGAAGTTTTTAGTACTGTTGGGCACACAGTTTATGGACCGTAATTAAAATGGGATTTTTAGATAAAAAAGAAAGAATTTTAGACATTGTTTTGACAGGAAAAGGCAGAGAATTTTTCTCTAAAAATAATTTAAATTTTTCTTATTACGCTTTTTCTGATGATCAATTTGATTATAGTGGTTCTTTTAGTGCGTCTTTAGCTTTATCTGTATCTTTTGATTCGTATGTTCATAAATCTTTGATGTTAGAAGCCGCAACATACAATGATTCAATATCAAATTTTTTATATAGTATTGATGACGCCAAAATTGTATTGCCTGAAATGGTTTCCAATATAGACGATCAAATAATGCACTCTCTTTATCGTCATTTTTATGTTGAGAATGATTATTTTGATGTTCAAGGATTAAGTATTCCTGAAAATGTACAACAGATTTTAATGAGAGTTTCTCTTGCTAGAGAATCTAGAGATGATCAGGAAAAAAAATATGCCTTAGAACAACACATTGAAGTCACTAAAGACAAATTTGTAAGAAACGAATCTATTATTGGTAGACATATTACTGAAGAACACATTGTTATATCTGACACTAAAGTTTTAAATATAACAAATGGTCAAATTGAGAATTTTATAGATGTTTTTGGAAATAGTGCACAAAATGTTATTTTAAATGAACATAATGATGTTGAATTAATTACAGGAATTGATTCTCAAAAAATAGAATTTGCACTAAAAGATTACAATGGATACATACGCTTACCTAGCGGATTTTTGGTAGAAATTTACGAGAGTTCATCAGACGGTAAACTTGTTAAATTAACCAGAGAAGACATTATAGATGAATTGAATGATGACATTTTTCAAAAAGGATTTGAAAATTATCTAGACATAGAAGTTGATGTTGGTGTTATTAATAGAGACTTTACAGGCTCACTTGGATTTAAACAGTATATAGAATTTGATAATCCATTCTATAGTCAAGAAAATAAATTATCTAACAATTCTTACGACACTTCTTTTTCACCAGCATATTCTTTGATTGGGTCATTTCCTCAAAAAGTTGCTCCCCCTATTATATATACAGCAACAGGAGCTGGTCATTATATAGCTGTATTTAGCGGATCTTTATCTGTTACTGGAAGCAGTAACTTTACTTTTGATTTAACTGCTAAAACATTAGTTATTAAATCTGGAACTACAGATACTTCTATAAAACTTTTTGGTGGGGCTGTAACTATTCAAGAAAGAACGTCTCCGCCATTTGTTGCGCCTGGTTCTGGATTTGGTTCTTTACACGCTTCATCTCCTGGTGGTCATTTGTATTATAGAGATTCTGGAGGAGCAAACCATGATTTATCCAGGAAAGAGCCTAAGATAGGACTTACATATGGTCTAGCCTCACATCCAATCTATAAAAACAATGATATTACTAATGCAACTATTGCTAATTATAGGTTTGAACTGGTTCAGTTAAGAACTTTAGAATGTTCAATTACAGCGTCCCAATCCAGATTTTATTTGCATTCTGCCTTAGCTGGAGGACAGACAGCTTCTTTGACGGCAGCATTTTATACATTTGATGAAGAATCATACACATTTACTGTAGTGTCAAACTCTTTACATCATTTTGATTTAGATGATTCAACGCCTCAGCATTATGCTTATACTCCTGTTGATTTTGTTTTGTCAGAAGGCGAACGATATTTCTATGGTTTCCAAGTTAGCCAGATTAATGTAGTATCAGTAGCTGTTATGCAATTTACCGCTGGACGACAGCCATCGTATTATTTATATAGTGGTTCTTATTTTACTTCTAGCCATATAGACGATCTTACAAAAACAATTGTAACTGGTTCTACATATAGTACATTAATTTTAAGTGTAATGAGCAGTGGTGGATATGTTTTGTTTGGCCCTTAATTTTTGGTGATTTTTATGGATATTTCCGGTATAAAAAATGATGTTGGAGTTTTTAGTTCTAGTTTTGATCTTACTGGAACTAGTAATTTTACATTTCACTTAAATGATTCTGTTTTGTTTATACAAAGTGGTTCTGCAGATGAATCTTTGATTTTATCTGGTGGTAGCGTTTTCATACAAGAACGTTCTTCTCCTCCGTTCGTTATCTCAGGCTCTAATTTTGGGTCTTTGTATGCTTCTTCTTCAAATGGTCATTTGTACTATAAGGATTCTGCTAATTTTGCTCGCGATTTAGTTTCTCCAAGCTCTAATCCATCGTATATGTATGGAGTTTCTTCAGATTCTTTGTTTTCTCCAGATACTCAAGATTCTTCTACGAAAATTAATACTTATTTCACTCTTTTTCCCTTGAGAAGATTAAAATATCCATTAACTGCTTCTAAATCTAGAATTTATATAAATAATCCATTACCTATAGATACACTAGTCCTAACAGCAGCATTTTATACTTTTGATATTTCTGATTACACTTTTAATGTAGTTGGTGACTCTCTTCATTACATTCACGTTTCTTCTACGTCTTCTTTGTATTGGTTATATCAAGATGTTGATTTTTCTTTATCTGAAAATGTTGATTATTTTTTAGGATGGGGAGGAAATGTTTTTTCCGGAGCTATAAATCATCAACAGTATTTTAAAAACACTCCAGACAAAATATGGGCATCTAGTTCATATTTTGAATCTCATTCGCTTTCGGATATGTCTGGGTTTTATCCAGAAGCTTCTATTTTGCGTGTTGTTTCTTTAGACATTTTAAGCAGTGGTGGTTATGTTCTTCTTGGGCCTTAAACATTTAGTAGGTAAAAAATAATGTCAGCTACTGGGTCTTTAAATAATATTGGTGTTTTTTATACATCAACCGAAATTACTGGAACGAGTGATTTTTTCTTTGATTCTTCTAAAGGGTATGTTGTTATTAAGAGCGGTTCTACAGATGCATCTCTTGTGTTGTCTGGAGGGTCTTTAACCGCCAAAGAACGGTCTGCTCCACCATCAATTTTATCTGGTTCTGGTTTTGGATCTTTATATGCTTCTTCTTCAGATGGTCATTTATATTATAAAGATTCTGGAGGGGCCGTTCATGATTTGTTTAAAATTAACACGTTTTCAGAAAAAAGTTTTGGAATCACAACTCATTATTTGGGCGACAATCCAAATACCGTAGCGCAAGCAGTTACTGCAAGTTTTTATACTATACTTTTAAGACGATTAGACTATCCAATGACTGCTTCTAGATCTAGAATTTATGTTAGCACCGCTCCAGGTGGAGGTCAATCATTTACATTCACAGCAGCATTTTACACTTTTGACCTTCCAACATATACATTTAATATTGTTCCTGATTCTTTACAGTATATAAATGTAACCGAGACATCTTCTTTGTTTTATGTTTATCAAAATGTTGATTTTTCTTTATCTGAAAATATTGATTATTTTTATGGATTTGGTTCTGATTCTGCAGTAGGACAGTTGTTACATGTGTATTGCCAACCTAATTCTGCGGTAGAACATTTATTTTTAACTAGTTCTTATTTTTCCGAAAAATCTATTTCTGATTTAGCAAAAAAAGACCTCCGAGGTCTTAGTTTTCCAGTTCCTATACTGGAATTAATGAGTAGTGGCTCCTATGTATTGTTAGGTTCTTAACTTATGGCAATTAGAGAAACAAGTAAATTAATAGACATAAACAGTTTAAAAGTTCAACTGAAAGAGCAGAAACTATCTCGTGTGTCACACCTTCCTTCTTTTGGTTCTACTACTATTTCTGTTGGTTCTGACAGAAGATTACAAGCGCCTAAACAAACTCAATCTCCTGACTTACAGCTACTTGAATTATTGAAGGACGGACTTGACAATATTTATACACAGCTACATTGGCGTATTAGACGTATTGATTTAGAGGCTGGAAAAATTGTAGCATTCAATGTATATCGAAGGAGATTTTCTACTGATGAAATCGAAAGAGACCCAGACGTTAATCAACTGGCATCAGCAGTCTTTAATGCACGTAACGTTGACCGGATATCAAATAAGATCACCAAACGTGGAAAGTTTTCTGAAGAAAGAAAATCTTTGCCGTTTATCAAAAAAGGTTCAATTCAATCATCTGTATTAAATTTCAATCTTGATGAAGAGATTTCAAAATCCGAATCATCCAGAGATGGATTTATTGAGTCTACAGCGGATTTTCAAAATTATTTACAATCTTATAGGTTCGAAAAAATAGGAGTTGTTGATTATACATCTTTTATTGCGCAACAGAAAAGAAAAATTGTATTTGTAGTTGAAAGAGAATTTGTTGATTTATTATTTAGCGATAAAAAAGTGTCTTACAATGATGTTTTTGAATACTTTATAACTTCTGTTACAAAAGAAGGTCAAGAAAGTTCTCGTTCTAATTCTATAAAAGTTAAAATTCAGGACCCTACACCAATTTCTCCACCACTATCAATAATAGCTAAACAGATTTCAGATACAAAAATGCGCCTATCCATTAGGGTAAGCAAAAGAGATAATGTTTCTAAATTATTGATATATAAAAGATCTGAAACTGATGTTGAGTTTGTCAGATTTTTAGAAACGGATGTAATTAAAGATTCTTTAGATTTTGTAGACCATACAGTTAGTTACTTAAACACTTATATCTATAGAGCGTTCGTTCAAAATATTTTTGGAGAACTTTCAGAGCCCAAAGAAATAACTGTATTTTCCAGTGTAAAAAAAATAACTGCTAAAAGCCAATCTAATAATCTGAAAATACCAGTCTTTAATGCGTCGAGTGATCAAAATTCAAGCAATATTAATATTAGTATTTTTCCAAATGATCCAACTGTAAGTTATTATGAATTACAAAGACGAGATTTAAGTATTCATGAAAAAAAATTCAGTAAACCATCTGATATAGAAACAAATTATGGTGGTGATGGTTGGGCGCAAAATAAATTCTTTGTAGAAAGAGAAACTCAATTTATAAATAATGTTGGAGAAACAAATCTTCTACAAAGAAGATTGGTGGCAAAACAAATTAATTTTATTGATGATGCAATAACTCCAGGACATCTTTATCAATATAGAACAAGAGGATTTGATTTGTTTGGCAATTCAACATCTTATCAATTTTCGATCGTAAGATCAAAAACAGATAAACGATTGCGAATTCCAATTAATTTAAGATATTTTGTAGTTCGAGGATTTCCTTTCAGAGTTCAGATTGAATGGAATAACGATAATCCAACTTTAATAGAAAGTGATATAAAATACCGTTTTAAAATTCAACGAAGAAGAAAAAATTCTCTTATTTATGAAACATTTCCATTAACGGAAAATAATTTTTTAATTGATGAAGTTCCAACGGAAGATTTTGTTCCTTTTTCTGAAACAATTATAGATAATTTTAATCAAGAACAACAACTAAATAGTCAAAATATACAAGTTACTAGTCAAAAAACTTCTCTTAAAAGAACGTTTCCAATTCCTGATTTTCTTTTTCCGAATGATATTTATTTTTATCGCATTGCTGTTGTTGGTCCTAATGGCGAAGATAGTAATTATACAGAAGAAATGGAAGTTTCTACATTGCCTGAGTTATCTGAACCTTTAGAGTTTTCTGCTAGAGTATTAAATGTAAAAATTAGACCTATTGTGGGTATCTTAGAGTGGAAAACAGACACTTCAAAAGCTTTGCCTGATTATTGGTTGGTAGAAAGAAAAACTTCTGCAAAAAATGATTCTTTTAGAACAATTGGAAAAGTATATTTACAATCTCAGTTTTTTGATAGGGATTTAAATTTAGGAAATCAGTATATTTATAGAATAAAATCTTTTGATACCACCGGAAGAGAAAGTCAATTCATAGAAACAAGGTTAACAATTTAAATGGGTGCAGTATTTGAAGCATTATCAATTAAATTAAATGCTATAAAAAAAGAAAAAGAAGTAACTCCTACTCCTGTTGTTGCTCCCTCTTCTACTGCAGCTTCTGACGTCTCTTCATTTCGCGATCGTGTTCGCGCTGTCGCCGGCGCTGCTGCTGCTGGCGCCGTGGGTCAGTCTGCTACTCCTGCTCCTGCTGGTCGGTCTGCTAACAGGACGGTAGCCGCTGCTGTAGCCGCCGCCGCAAACGCCGCCGAAGCCGCCGCCGTTGGTCAGCCTACTACGCCTGAAGCCAATGCGTTTCGTGAACGGCTTCGCGCTGTTGCAGACGCTGCTGCTGGTGGTCGGTCTGCTAACGGGACGGTAGCCGCTGCCGTGGCCGCCGCCTTACCAGAAATTAAAGAAAAATTTATACCTCCACCTCTTTTGTCTGACATAGAAGAATTAAGAAAAAAGAAGGATTCAGCTAGAGAAACGATTATAAAAGATGCAGAAAAAAAGATTGATCCGTCTTTTGAAAGAGAGTTGCAAAACTTTATTAATGATGAACCAATTATTTTATTTAATTCCGAATATATAGTAGATAATAAATTTGTTGGTGTTTTGGTTGTTTGGGAAGACTATAGAAATGCTTCTCATTATGAAGTTTTTAAAAGAAACGTTTTCGATTCTGAGCCTGAATTTGAAAGAGTTTTGTTTTTAGATAAACAAAGTCTTGCCAATGAAAGAAAATATTTTGAAGAATATATTATTAATGTTCTTGGATTTGATGCTTTAAGTTTTGAAAACATATATGTTTTTTTTGATGATGTTGTCAAACAAGATAGAATATATGAATATAAAATAGCAGCATCTACAGTTCCGTCCAAAGCTTCTGAAATTGATTATGATTTGCTATTAGAAAGAAGTGGGTTTTTACCAGAACAGTTTATTGACAGAAGTTCTAATTTGATTTCTGTTGCATTAACATATTTAGGAGATGCTCGATTAGCTTGGTTGATTTCTTTAGTTAATGAAACTATTCCTTATTTTGGTGCGACTTCGTCTGGTGCATCTGGGCCTATTGAATTAGTTCGATTTGGCGTTGGTTCTTCTGGAACTATTCCAATACCTAACAATATTGTTTTGATTGAAAAGATTATTTTAGAATCAATATCTTTATTTGGTGTAAAAAATACCATTAAACATTTGCTTGAGGTTCTCGGAGGAGCCAGTTCTGTATTTATTGATTCTTTTGTTGATGCTATCGATGAAGTCAAAAATGTATTTTCTCCAAAATTATTTGGAGATGCTTTACAGAAGAAAATACCAGCGTTTAAATTATTGTTAAATTTAGCGTCTTCATTTTCTTTGGATGTGCAGAAAATTATACCAGTTTCTTTACCTGTAGAGTCTGGAAATATTTCAATAACTTCTGTAGCTAATTTAACTGTAGCGTTTGATTTTTTAAATAGAACTATAATATCAATTCAGTATTCTCAGAATCCTGATAGATTGTCTGCTTTGAGGTTGTTGGAAGAAGCCTCTAAAACAACTGGAACTAGAGATGGAGTCAATTTATATGTTATTGCTTTAAAAGAAGCAAGAGAAAAGATTCTGCAATTAAAGCTTCCAGACGTATTGGTGGCTGGGTATTTAAGACCCGAACCGCCCCCTCCAGAACAAGTTGGTCATACTCAAGCAAGAAAAGAGGCTGTAACTAATTCTGGTTTTGGTGCGAGAGTTGACAATGTTCAGATTAGTGCAGTTCAGCGCTTTTCTAGTCATGAGCAGGCCATAAAGGCACTATCTTCTCTTAATTCAGGAGAAGTTCTTTAATGTCAAAATTAAAAACTGGTGTAAAGATTGAAGGAACTACAAGAAGTTATGGGCAGCACATTATTATGGATGGAAGTAGAGCTTCTACTGTATCGTCTAATGTTTCTCATATTCCCACTGTTATAGAACAAGACATTCCTGTTCAGGTAAGTAGAATAAAAAATATAGTTAATGATTTAACATCTTTTGGAAGTCCTAAGACTTTAGACAAAACAGCTATAGCTTTAGCTGCTGCAATTTCTAAAAATAAGGCATTTGTTCAGATAGAAGATACAACTTCTAAGAAAAATACTTTAGATGATTCTTTGCTGTCGGTTTTAGGTGATTTTGTAGAAATATCTGAACAAACGTCTGGGCAAGCTATTGTTCTTGGAAGCAAGGTTAATAATAACGAAGAAGTAAAAAAGGCATTATTAGAGTCTCAAAAGATCGATAATGTTACTACTGTAAAATCAAAAGAATCTCAATCTGTTGAATTTAACACATTAAAGCAGCCTAAAATGTCTGCTGGTTTAGTATATAACTTTTTTTCTGGTTCTGAAGGAGACTTTGAAACTCAAGAAGATGTTAAGCAAGATCCTCTTTTTGCTAATCGTCACTATAATGTTCCTCGATATGTTGAATTAAAATGGGAACCTGCTGTTATATCAGATCCTTTATCAGGTGAAGAGCGTCTTCCTGAATTAACGTTATTAAGAAGAAACTTATTTCACACCAAACGAGGCGTAATGACAGATGGCAGAGCCAGTTTCAAGTTCGATCCAGCTAAAAAACTTAAAAATTTTTCTACAATTAAAAAAGACGGAATTCCTAGCGAAATAATAGATGTTCACGCGCCAGAAGTGGGAATAGAAAATACAGAAAATTTTAAAATGTTTAGAAATGCGATATTTTCTATTGTAAATACAAGAAAATCATCTAGTAATATTAATAAAATACCAATAAAAGAAAATAATGGAAATACAATACTGTATTCTAAAGAAAATGTTGCTAATAGAATTAATGTAAATTTTAGTAATTTTGGATTATCAAAAATATTAAATGCTCAAATTTCAGCAGACAATTCTTCGAATGATGATTTTTCATTAATAACTCACGATATGGCTAATTTAAAAATTGCTCAATTGGAGCGTGTTGGATTTCCATCTATACCTGAACTTTTGGGCATAGATTATGTTGGATATATTGTTGATAAAGAGCGATTAATGACTCAAACTGGTACTTGGCTCAAAGTTCATGAATATAGATTTGTTGGTTCAGAAGCTAGTTTATTTAGAGACACCAGAATTATTTACGGACAAACTTATCGCTATAGAATTCGTTCTGTAGCTAAGGTTACTTTAGGGTTTAAAAAGAAAACTGTAGAAGATTTTGATTTAGCTCGTAGTTTGGATAAAGTTCGAAAAGATTTGCTTGTTCAAGATTTTCAAAAAAATATTAAAAAAATAGCCACAGAAAGCGGAAATGTTGCTACAGGGATTAAACCAAAAATTTCTTCTGGTAAAGCCTCTACAAAAATTAATATTGGCGATGCTGTAGTAGAAATAAATGACGGTAATACTAAAATATCTTCCAATAATTCTACTAAGGTAAAAAATTTGGATGACATAGAAAGACAAAAGCTTTCTAAAATGTCTAACAATAATGTTCTTAACGGAACGGTATCTAAAACTGAACTTGCTGAATTTTTAAATAAAGCAATATCTCAGTTTTTTGTTGAAAGCATAGAGTATAAATCATTTTATTTTGAAAGTGAAAATGGAAGTCCTTGGCAATATGTTCATATTGAAGAAAACGTTCCACCGCCAGCTCCTACTGTTATTCATGTAGTTGCTAGTAGTAGAAAAAAATCTATTACGGTTATGTGGTTGCTTCCATCTAATGCACAACGTGATATTAGGTTTGTTAAATTATACAGAAGAAAAAAAGTTGGAGAATTTTGGTCTTTTCTTGGACAATTTGAAGGGTCTGAAACGTTTTTTGTAGATCAAGATGTAAATTTCGAAGACAAATATATTTATGCATTGTCATGTGTTGATGTTCATGGAATAGAATCATTTTTGTCTATTCAAATTCAAGCAGAGTTGAATTCTAGATTTGAAATAGAAAAAAAAGAAAGACCTCTTATTTGGATTAGTGGAGGTGGATTAGCCACAAAAGACATCAATAAGACAATTAAGAAATTTAAAAACACTAAAGACGTGTTTGTCGCTAAACAAAATGTTGTTGTAAAGCCATCATTAGTATTTAATGATACAGAAAAAGACTTTATAATAAGAATTACTTCTTTAGACACTCACGAGAAAAAAGAATTTAAAATTTCTGCAAGAAATGTTAATGTTAAAAAATAAACAAAATAAAATGAAGATAAATATTTATAGAAAAAAAGGAAGTGTTGCTTATGGGACTATTAGATAATTCTGGCGATATTTTAATTGATGCAGTTATTACTGACATTGGTAGAGAATTTTTAGCAAGAAATGATGGAAGTTTTGAAATAGTTCGTTTTGCTTTGGGCGATGACGAAATTGATTATAAATTATTTAATCCTAATACGGGGTCTTTGCAACAAGACATAAATATTATAAATCAACCAATTTTTGAAGCAAACATTAATGAAAAAATAGCATTGAAAAATAGGTTGATTTCTATTTCCAATCCAGATTTAAAATACCTTCCTAATTTTCAAGCAAGTGTCACGGCGATTACTTTAGGTGAACGTACTGATGCTCAAGTTGGAAAGGCTTTTGAGTTTAAGCAGTCTACTCAGAAGGGAAGGACTGTTCCTTCTGAAATTGTTGATGGTTCTTTTATTGTTCAAATTAATAATGATTTGTTATTTATTGAAAAACAAACTCCTGTAAATATTAGTCCATTTGGAACCTCTCAGTATGTAATACCAAGAACATCTATTGGTCCTAATCAAGGATCTCAAATTACGTTTAATGTAGCTGTTCAGGCATTATCAAGTGATTTGTGGGATACTTTAGGGTCTGGTACAAAGGGCTCTAGAACTATTTCAACTAAAGTTAAGTGCCAGGGTACTTTATCTGGTTTGTCTGCGGAGGTTTCTATTACAATCAACGAAGAATTTGTACGTTAATAAGCTAAAGCGATAATTAATCTTAGGAGACAAACAAAGTGTCATTTTCTGAATTAGACCAATCACAAGATATTAGCACTCAGTTATCTGTTATAAATGAAGTGATTCCATTAACAGGAACATTTTTTTCTGGTGCTACTGCATTTAAAAAATCTTATATTAATATAACATCAGGTTCTGCAGCATCAGGTGGTTTTTTTGAAACCATTTATGATGGTTCGCCTACTTCAATTTCTGCATCTGCATTGATTGATTTAACATATGGACACTCTTCGGCTTCGTTGTTAGCTGGATATACTGAAACTTATTTGAATGCTGAAAAACAACGTGTATATAGAGAAATGGCTGGATTGCTATTAGGTAATCCGAATTCATTTTTCTCATTTAATAGTAACACTAAACATGAATTATTTTTCTTTTCTTTTAAAAGAAGGATTTTTAAAGATGAGGTTAAAAAAGGTAACACTAGTATAGAGCTGCAAGTGTCTGGTGTGGTTGCAGCTAATGATACGTTAACGCTATCGGATGCTGGCGCTGCGTCTTCGTATGTTGTAGGCCCTTCTGGAGATGAAGCGGCACTGTATTCTGGCTCTACAGAGGTCGGGAAGATTTATTATAATGCTGGTGTTGTTGCAATGATGACTGGCGTTTTTCTGTCGCCGACGACAAATGCATCGGTATATTGGTCTGGGTCGACTGCCGGGAGAATGAACTTAAATCAAACTCCAATATCTGCAACTATTGATAATGTTGTTGATGGATTAAGAAATAGAGTTAATGACATTCAGTTTCAAAATCAAACAAATATACATTCTACCATCTATTTTTGTAGAGCTTTAAATAATCAATTTAATTATTCTACAAATCAAACATTTGTTGATAGTGATGGAAGAATTATTCCTACATCAGGAACTGACAATCAAACTAGAACGTATCCAACTTCTGTAGCTTTAGCAGATTTGCAAAATAATATTTTGGCTGTGGCAAAGCTTTCAGAACCTGTCAAAAAGAGCCCGGATTCAGAATTAGTCTTCAGAGTTCGTTTGAGCTATTGATTTTTCTTGACCATTTCTAAATCTATGATACAAAGTCGTCATCGGCCCAATAATTCAACGGCAGAATAAGCGACTTATAATCGCTCTACGGTGGTTCGACTCCTCCTTGGGCTACCAAAAAGTGTCTTATTTTTTATGTCAACACATAATACAGTCGGAAAAGACAATCATGAAACTTCACGAAATTAAAAAAATTACATTTGCCTCTTCAGACAAGATAGAACATTTGTCAAAATATGTGGACAAAGTTTTAGAAATTCTAAAACATCCTGAGGCTTTTGTAAGTGATAGAAGTACAATCTGGGATTTTAGCCCAGTATTTTCAGATAACAAACAAAAACAAAAGTGGTTGTCTGAAATGTCTGAAAAGTTCCAAATGCCCATTTCTACTAAAGATTATATTTGGGAAATTGCTGAAAATTTAAAAAATAGAGATAAATAGCTTTAAATTGATATTTAATAGCAGTCATGACTTTTTATAAATTTACCGATTCAGATATTGTAGATACGTTTATCTACACAAATCCTTCTTATTCTGTTGAATCTAATGGTGACGTTGTTTCTGGAAGTGTTTATTTAGAGAGGCCATATCTTACTAGTTCTTTAAATGATAAAATCCGAATGGGGTTTTCTAGGCGCCTGGGAGGATTAGTAACAGGAAGTGGACCTTTAACGTCTTCTATAGAATTAATTGATGTTGAAAAAGATGTTACAAATAACAATCTGTATTCAGTGTTGTCTCGTTCGTATGATTTTTATTCATCATATTTAAATACTGCTTATTCTTTACAATCAACTCAATTGAGAGTGATCAATATACCGGAAATTTATTATGATAAAAATATTTTAACTGGTTCATTTACAGCTTCTGATATAGATAGCGAAGGAAATAGTAGAAATATTTATGACAATGGTCGTGGCGGCTTATATAGTGGTTCTTTAACAGGAACTTTGATGGGTCATATTTTCTATTCTGAAGGTGTGGCTGTTTTAACGGCGTCTAATTTAACTGATTTTGGCGCTGCGTCGTCTACAAATTTTGATTGGAAAGTTTCTTTTAAAGGTGTGCATAAAATACCAGTTAAAATATTTAGATGTCGTGCTCCTGCCGGACAATTAAATGCTAGCACTAATCCAACTTTTTATAGTGTTCCTTCTGCAGGCGATCATAAAAATGCACGAGTTCCTGTTTTTTCTCAGTCCTTTACGTATGTTACTACTATAGGTCTTTTTAATGAAAACTATCAACTTGTTGGAGTTGCTAAATTAGCACAACCCATTAAAAAAGAATTACAACAAGATATTTTGTTTAGACTTCGAATGGATTTTTAATGATTCTTGGTCTAGACATTAATACTGTTATTGTTGGATGGTGTTTGTTGAAAGATGATGGTAATTTTCACAACATTGGATTTGTGGATTTAAAAGATTATGCTGATTTATATGATAAAGCTGATAAACTTTTTGATTTTGTAGAAAACGAATTATCTCAATTAAAAAACTTGAAAATTTTCATAGAAGCTCCCTTGTCTAGAAGCAACAATCAAAATGTAGTAAATTTATTACAAAGATGGAACGGGATGTGCTGTGAACTTCTTTATGGTCGTTTGTCTGTAAAGCCTGCATTAATTGAACACCGTACAGCTCGTAAAGCATTGTCAGTTTCTCCTCCTCGTGATATTAAGGGTCCTCAGGTCAAACAGTTCTTATTCAACAAAATTAAAGAACTTGGCAACATTCCAGAAAGAAATTGGTATTATAAAAAAACAGGACTTCCTAAAGAATTTTGTTACGATCAGGTAGATGCCTACATCACTGCTAAAGCAGGATTTTTGCTGAACATCTCACATGAATTTTCTCAATAAATTATCTTTTATTGAAAAATTTTTAGGTAAAAGTAAATACAGCTCAAATACACGCGAGGCTCTGTTTTACTGTCCTTATTGCAAACATCATAAACCTAAGTTGTCCATTAATTTGGAAACTGATAAATGGCAATGTTTCCCTTGTGGCAAGAAAGGTGGAAGCTTATCGTCGTTAATAAAAGATTTTGGTAATTCTTCTTTATCATCACAATATTTTTCAGATTTTGTATCATCTTCTGTAAAGACTAAGTCATTTAAACCTGATGACATTCCTTTTTCATTGCCATTGCCTTCTGACTTTAGTTCGTTAGTTGATTGCCGGAATTCTTTAGTTGGCATAAATACATGGAATTATTTAGTTAATTTTCGCGGCTTAACAGAAGAAGATATTTTATTTTATAAAATTGGTTTAACTAATGAAGGAATTTTGCTTCCATCTTTTAATGCAAAAGGAGAAGTTAATTTTTATACGATACGTCATTCCAATGGAGCGTATTTTTCTCCTGTTATTCCAAAGGGATATAAAAATACAATTATTCCTAATGAACTTAATATAGACTGGGAAAAGCCTGTTAAAATCGTAGAAGGATTTTTCGATATGGTTAAATCAGGTGGTAATTCCATTCCTTTGTTTGGCAGTCTTTTATCTAAGAATTCAAAAATCTTTACTTCTTTGGTTCATCACCAATCTGCAGTATATATGGCGTTAGACACTGACGCTAAAGAAAAGTCATTGTCTATTGCTAGAAAATTTTTGAAGTTTGGATTGGATGTTTTTTATGTTGATATACGACCATTTAAAGACCCTGGTTTAATGACAAAAGATCAATTCAATGATTGTCTGCGTTTAGCCAAGCCTGTCACTAAAATTGATTTGTTTTTGCACAATCTTTGCTCGTTTTAGGTGTTTTTATGCTTAAAGTTGCCCATCTTGCTGATACTCAAATTCGTAATTATGAGCGTCATGATGAATTTAGAAAAAGCTATGAAGCATTGTATGAATCTCTGCGCAAAGAAAATCCTGATTTAATTATTTTTGCTGGAGACCTAGCGCACAATAAGACTAGAATTTCTCCTGAATTAGTGCAGTTGTGCTCAGAATATTTAAGAAATTTGTCGAAAATTGCTAAACTAATCGTGATTCCTGGAAACCATGACGGAATTGTTAATTCAACTACTCGTCTTGATGCGCTAACTCCAATTGTTAATGCATTAAATAATCCAAGAATATTCTATTATAAAAATTCTGGCGTTTATCCGTGGAATCATCAAATTGATATTGTTGTGTTTTCTTGCTTTGACAATGAAAGTTGTTGGCCTACAGAAAAAGACATAGATAGAGAAAAAATTAATATAGGAATTTATCACGGATTTGTTCAAGGGGCGTTTCTTCAAAATGGAATGGTGGTATCACCACATGAATGTAAGCATTCTGCTAATAGTTTTTTAAAATTAGTTGATTATTTATTTCTTGGCGATATTCATCAGTGCCAGTCTGTTGGTGATGTAGAGTATAATTATACAGAAATTGATGAATGTGACTTGCAATCTTATCTCAACAATGGCTGGGAATTGTATTGAACTTTTTGGATGTGTTCAATCATGATGATTTGTAAAGTTTGCGGCAATCAAACAGCAAATAAATGTTATTGTTGTAAAGATTGTCAAATTTTGGATATAAGTCGTAAAACTGCTGTACGTATAAATAGAAAATGTTTATTTTGTGGTAGTGATTTCTTTATTAAAGAATGGGATTTAAAAGCAGGTAGGGGTAAATATTGCTCAAGAAAATGTAATGATTGTCATAAGAAAATAACTTATTTGGGCACTAACAATCCAATGTATGGCAAATGTATTTCGGACATTCAAAAAGAATTAATATCAAATTCTCTTAAGAAAAAATGGCAAGACACAGAGTTTAGGGAAAAAGTTTTAAACGCACACTATAAAAGTTCTCATGTTATTTTTTCGTCTAGTGGATATTGGCCTGGAACTTCTCCAGATTCTATGGAAAAAAAGAAAAATACTTTTATTAGAAATTATGGTGTGCCCCATAATTGGTCTTGTGTAGAAGTTAGGGAAACGTGTGAAAAAACTTGTATGGAAAGGTATGGAAAGTCTTCTTTAGACATGGCTCGTGAATCATCGTTTAAACCATTTACAAAAATAGAAAAAATAACTCAAGACATTTTAGAAAAAAATAATATACAATATGAGAGAAATTATAAAATATGTTATGAAATAAATAAATATAAGCTGTATGATTTTTTTATTGTTGATAAAAATATTTTAATTGAGATTGATGGTGATTATTGGCATGCAAATCCAGATATATTTTCGTTTTTAAATGATGTGCAGAAAAACAATATAAAAAATGATTTATTTAAAAACGAATTAGCGTCTAAAAATAGTTTACATTTATTAAGATTTTGGGAAACAGAAGTGTATAGTTGTGATTATGAAAACAATTTACTAGAAAAGATTTTTTCTTATGTCAAAAAAAATTAAGCTTAGAAAAGCTAAACAAGCGAGAGCATGGTGGGTAGGCTCTTATCCGCAGCAGCACTACGGAGAATCTTTAGACAAAGGATATCTTATTTGGAACATCTATTCGAAAGATATGCATAAAGTAGACTTCATTAAACTTCCTAATGTATATCCATACTATACCATCGTTGTTGACGACGATTTAGATATTGCAAAAAACGGAGCCATTCAAACTCAGTCTAGAATTAGAATCCTTTCTAGAAGGTTAACAAACTTTGAAAAGAAACAAGTAACAGATAAGATTCAGTTGTTTTATGATCCAATTAGAATTGATATTGTTGATGACATCAATGCATCTCGTCAAACAATCGCAATAGACAATATTGGCAATACTATAGAAGATTTACATGACATCGGCGTTCAAGAAAAACTTATTTCTGAATATTTTAAAGATTCCGATCTTAGTCAAGAAATGTTATTTTCTATATTTGATATTAATAAAAAGTACAATTCTTTATTTCAATCTGGCGAAGACATAGCAAGAAATGTCATTTATTCTTTTGGTCTTATGACTTGGAACAATACATTTAGTTTTGGAACAAATAATGAATTTGATTTTTCTAAACACAAAGGATCGGTAGGTGTTTTTGGCAAAAGTGCAAGTGGCAAAAGTTCTTTTGTTGTTGACAATCCATTGTACATAATGTGGAATAAGATTTCCAAAAAAGTTGCAAAAAATGATTTAATTATTAATGACAATTGTGATTTTTGTGATGGTTCTTTAGAGATTAATCTGTGTGACAAAACCTACAATATATTTCGTAAAACATCGATATATTCAAAGTCAGGGAAAAGAAATGGTGCTCCTGTATTGCAGGGAAAGACAGAAGTTACTGTTTGCTGTAAGACTAAAGAAGGGGCCGTCATTCCAGTAGAAGGAGAAGAAAGAACTGTTATAGATAATTATATTAGATGTATCTTTGGTATTGCTGAAGACTTTATGTTAACTGCTATAGCTCCTCAGTGGCAATTATTAAACTTTATAGATTCAGGAGCAACAGATCGACAAAAGCTTGTTGGTAAATATTTCGATATAGATTTCTTTTTCAAGAAGCATGATTTTGCTAAATCAGATCTAAAAGAAATCACTGGGAAAATTAAAAAATTTAAAGATAAAAACTTTGATATTTTGATACAACAATCTGAAGATTGTATTGTTCAATTGAATGATAAATTAGGAATCAAAAATAAATGTCAACAAGAAACTTCTGATTTGTTGTCTAAGTTTCGACAGCAAATGTTTGCTTTAAAATCTTCTATTAGTGATATCGATGTTTTATTTCCGGCTGTTCCACTGGAAGATCAAATTAGAGTGACAACTAAATCAACAGAAGAAGAGCAGCATTGTTTACAACGTTATAAGCGTGATTTTGAAGACATACAAGCTCAAATAAAGAAAGATGAAGAGTCATTCAAGCTAGAAGAATTAAACAATCTTTCTGAAAAATATACTTTGTTGAATTCAGAAATGCAGATTTCTTATGGGAAACTACAGGCATTGAATAAACTGAATGTCAATATTTCGGAAGTTACAGAATCTCTTAAAAGAATGTTAAAGTATGAATGTTTAAATTATTCAAGTTGCTGTATGCTTAAAGAACATGATAGACATAAATCTAATTTAAAAAATTTAGAAACACAAAGAGAAGAGTTGCTTCCTGAGGCTGAAAAATATCATGAATTAGTCAAACTAGTATCTACAGTAAAAACACAAATTGCAAGTTTGCGCGACATACAGCAAAATATTTTTAATAAAAAACAAAAAATTACTGTATATGAAAAAAAGATTTCAGAATCTTATAATATTATAAAACAATTTAATGACAAAATAGAATCTCTAACAAAATTGTTGCAAATGAAAAGTAAATATGTTTCGCAACATCAAGAATTAGAAAGTATTGTCAGCTCTATTAATGCATTAGAGCTGTCTGCAAAAGATGTGTCCAAAGAGGTACTAAGTCTTACAAAACTACTTGGTTCTGAAGAACAAATTTTAAAAAATCTTGCAAGCGAAAAGAAAGAATTTCTTGACACCAAACAAGAATATGAAGCATATGAATACTTTATGCGCGCCATGTCAAAAGATGGAATTGTAAAGAAAATTATTTCTAAAAATTTAGATATTATAAATATTGAAATTAATAAAGTATTGTCAAAATCAGTTGATTTCAGCGTAAATCTTATTTCTACTGATGACGGTAAAGCTATTGATATTGTGTTTCAGTACAAAAATGGCAAACAGAGACCAATAGAGCTGTGTTCTGGCATGGAAAAGACTTTTAGTGCTATTTCTATACGAGCTGCACTATTGAGTGTTACTACTCTTCCTAGACCTAATTTTATCGTACTTGATGAATCATTTGGTGCTTTAGATTCAGAGTGTGTTGGCAGTGTTCAAAAAATGTTAGATTATTTAAAGACGTTATTTGATACGGTTATGATAATTACTCATGATGAAACATTAAAAGATTTGGTAGACTATGTTGTTGATGTAGAAAAAGAAGATGGTGGATTTTCAACAATTAGGAGCTTTAATTAAAGTAAATGAATTGGTTGCTTAACAATAGTGCTGGAAAACCTGATGGAATGTTTACTTTCGCAGCAATTAGTTTTTTTGTCACTACTTTCTTAGTTCTTCTGTCATCTATAAAGCATTTTTCTATTGGAAGTATTTCTGTAGAAATCTCTGAGATAAATGTTTCATTAATTACATTGTATTTTGGTGGTGCATTTACATCTTATGTTGTTCGCAGAAATTCAAAGTTGAAAGCAGAAGTTCAGCAAACTTCTTCTAGTTCTTAAAATAATGTGGAAGTATTTATCAACATTTTTGTTAGTCATTTCTTTATTTTTTTTGATAAATTTTGCTTATCGAATTCATGCTTACAAAATTGATAATTTTAAGCTAAACAATGAATTGGCAGATTTGAGCAGGCTGAACAAGGAAACTGAAACAGTATATTCAAAATTGGCAATAGATCTAGACAATATTGAGACAACCAACAAAGAACTTCAAGATATAATATCTAAAAGAAATGAAAATATTGTATCGCTTACTCAAGCAAACTTATTGTTAAAAGATAAATTCTTTAAAGCTTCCAATGTTCGTGAAACTGTAGTAACTGATTCAGGAGATTCTGTTAATTCGGGCGATACCAAAAGGATTAAAGTAGAATTTGAACACACAGAAGATTTACTAAATATTAAAGGATATACTTTAACAAATCCAGCATATGCAGAAGTTGCACTAAGTTGGTTAAAAGAACTAAATTTGAATATAGTTGTAGCAAAAAATAAAGATAATTCATACAGAGTCTATATAGATTCTAAAAATTCTGATATTGTTCCTACAGATATAAAACTAACAGTAGATTCTAGTCTTTTTGATTTACACTGGTATGAAAAAATAGGTGTAGGAGGGGGAGTTAATTTAACCAATGACTACAATATTATACCATATTTTCAAATATCTTACTTTTTTAATGTTACGAATTCTTTCGACTTACGTCCTTACGTAGAATACGGATATTCGTATATGTCGAATAGAATGAATTATTCTGTTGGAACTGATTTAGTATGGTATCCTTTCAAATAATGGAGAATGAATGAAAGAGCGATCTGGATTTGACTGGAAAGAAACTTCAACTGGTGGATATTGGGTAAAACAACGAGAAGGTCATCATCATAAACATACACTTCCATTTTTCTGTCCTCGCGAAGAATGCAAGAAAATTACAAGCACTATAGATGACAAGTATTTATTAGAATATGGAGTTTGTTCTCAATGTTATGTTTTTTACATTGAAGATAGAAACGCCCCAATAATTGATGTTGAGTTTTTCAAGAATAGGCTAAAACAGCGAGGTTATTGATAAAAAGTTAGAATAACTATTTAATTTAGTATATATAATAAGATATTGCAAATATGATGCGAAATATGTGAGGATTTCTAATGTCAGCAATTTTAGGATATGCCGATAAAAACTATATTCAGAAAAAGTCTATTTACGATGCTTTATATCAAGCTTTCAATGACTGCAAATATGGCGTTATTCATGGCGACAATGGACGCTGGAATGTTCCTGTAGAGATGATGCAAGGTGTTACCATGCGCCTTATAGGCCCAGAACACTTTGAATTAACTTGTCACTATTATGAAGTTTGCACAATGGAAGGATTAGCAAGAGTCGAAGACAAAGGATATGACTTTATAGACGGCGTTGTTAAAGAAGTTAAGAAGGTTTTTAAAAACAATACAGGCAAGGCTGTAAAAATTAAAGAAATTAAGAAGGACCGTTCTTTAGACAAGGTGTCGCGATTATCTGCAGAATCATCTTGGATGTTAGGTTCTTCGCGTTATGGACATGGCGCCCGTCCTGTTGGGCGATTTTTAATAAGAGACAGCAAAGTTTTCGATTTTTCTGCTTCACTATAATGAAATATGCCACCTTCCAGAGCCACCAAAAAAGAATTAATAGCTGAAATTATTGCGTGCGGCCAAGATCCAGTTTATTTTATCAAAAAATATGCAAAGATTCAGCACCCTGTAAGAGGATTGATACCTTTTACTACCTATCCGTTCCAAGATGATATTATAAATGAATTAGTTCAGCATAAATTCAACATTATTCTGAAGGCACGTCAGCTTGGAGTGACTACTGTCAGTGCTGCTTATATTGCTTGGTTTATTCTATTCCATCGAGATAAAAATGTTTTAATTATTGCAACAAAGCGCGAAACTGCGCAAACAATGATTAGAATAGTTAAAAATATTTTCAAATATCTACCAATTTGGATGTTGGACTTAGGGAAAATATTATTCAACAACAAACATAGTCTTGAATTGGCTAACGGTTCTCGCGTAAAAGCTATGTCTACTACAAGCGATGCTGGCCGTTCAGAGGCTGTATCGTTGCTGGTAGTTGATGAGTGTGTTGGAAAAGATACTGTTGTGCAAATTCGTAACAAAAATACAGGTGAAGTTAGAAATATTTCTATGGGCGAATTGTATTCTAACCATTACTATAAATAGTTGATCAAAAATGAACCAAAGGAATGAAACAATTTTTATATGAACAACTGTAAAAACATAGATGAATGGGAGGTTTTAACTCCAAGTGGTTGGAGTGATTTTTCAGCAATTAAAAAGGTTGAAAAGAATTGTTATTTGTCTATTGTGCTAAGTAATGACACTGTTTTTTTATGTTCAAAAGAACATAAGATAAAATTAAAAACTGGAAAATTTATATTTGCTGTCGATCTTTTGGCGGGAGACGAACTGGATAATGACATAAATGTTTCTTCTATTGAAAAAATATATTCTGATGTAGACTTATATGATTTAATTAATGTTGAAAAAAACAATGAATATTATACTGATAGTATAGTAAGCCACAATTGTGCTCATATACCTGGATTTGAAGAACTTTGGACGGGATTGTGGCCCACATTAAGTTGCCTTTCTGGGGATACTAGAGTTATTACCAACAAGGGAATTAAAAAAATTGAGGATTTTTGCAAAGGTAAGAATGTTGGAGAATATTTTAAAATTGATGGATTAGAAACTGTTGGTCTGAATGGCAAACTGGAAAATGTTTCTCATGGATACGTTTCTCCTGAGGGAGATACCTACAAGATAAAAACAAGAAAAGGATTGGAGGTTGAAGTAACACATAATCATCCATTGTTTAAATTATGCTCTTGTGGTGGGAGTATGGTTCAGGCAAAAAAATTAAAAGTAGGCGATTTTTTGCGTGTAGATGTAGGGATGGATGTTTGGGGTGACCAATCTGTTTTTAACAATGGACAGAAGAGTTCTGGTCATTATTTGCCAACAGAAATAAATTTTGCCTATATGCTCGGTGGATTTATTGCAGAAGGCTGGATTACAAATAATAATACCTTGATTGAGATTTCCAACCAGGATGATGAATTTAGAAATGTTTATTTAAATAACAAAATTGTTAAAGAATTTGTTTCAAAAAACAATGATGAATGTAGGTTGCGCTGTTCTTCTGTTGAATTAGTTAATCTTTTCGTAAAAGCAGGAATAAATCCTGAATGGAAGTGTGACACTAAGAGAGTGCCAGAAGGAATATGGTCTGCTCCTAAAATCGTGGTTTCTGAATTTCTTAAAGCTTATTTCGATGGAGATGGCAGCGTAACTTCTTCGGGAATTATAGGGTCCAGCACTAGCGAGAAGCTTTTGCAAGACATTCAACAATTATTGTTAAATTTTGGTATAGTTTCTAACGTTTTGAAAAATTCAATAGATAAGCAAAAACAATATGGAAGACTTATGCCTTCCGGGCAAGTACTTTCGTCTTTAAAAGATTCTTACACTTTGTCAGTCCCGAGATCCTTTTTTAAGAAATTTTCAGAAGAAATAGGATTTAAAATTGAACGAAAACAAAACCGATTGTTGCAGTTGGCAAATATCTACAAGAGCGACACAAGAAAACAATTTAAGATTCCCTTAGTGGAAATTAGAGAGACAGTTATAAGAGTTTTGGCAAATACAACTAAAACGAAAAAATGGTTTAGAGAGAATGGTTTACGTATTGATAAGGTAAATAATGGAATTGAATTAAATAATGCTTGGTTTAAGCGGTTACTAGACATTGTTCAAGAGAACGACATTCCAGTTGGCTTTGAAAATAAAGAGTTTCTTCAAGAAATGACAATTTCTTGTTTTTGGGACGAAATTGTTTCTATTACTCCATCTAAAAATAAAACTTATGATTTTACAGTCCCTGGAACACATGCATTTTTACAAAATGGAATTGTTGGAAGTAACACAGGTGGCTCTGCTATTCTATTATCGACACCAAATGGAACTTCCAATTTCTTTCACAAAGAATATATTCAAGCAAGAGATGGCATTACTTCTTTTAATTGCAGGTTTGGTACATATACAAATCCTCACAATCCTGATGAAATAGTTAGCGATAGGTTTCCTTGGTGGGTAAATCCTGATTGCGACATGACTTGGTTTGCTGCACAGACAGCAGGTAAAAATCCTCGCGATATTGCACAGGAATTTTTGTGCTCCTTTAATGCATCTGGCGATACTTTCATTGACCATGAAACTTTAAACTATCTTGAAAATGTTACTTATAATCCTGGCGAATGTTTTCCATCTAATAGAGAAGTTTGGATATGGGAACGTCCAAGAACTAATGGATTTTATTTGATTTCAGTAGACGTTTCTCGTGGCGACGCAACAGATTATTCAGCTTTTCATGTTGTTAGGTTGGACAGTAATCCTTTGGTTCAGGTGGCTGAATATAAAGGAAAAACAAGGCCAGATCAACTTGGGTGTCTATTGTATGAAGTTGGGAGTCATTACAATAATGCAATTATAGCGCCAGAAAATAATTCAGGATGGTCTGGCCCAACAATTAATAAATTGAAAGAATTAGGGTATACAAATATTTATTATTCTAGGCGTAGAAATATAGGCTATAAAAAATCCATATATTCTGTTGACCCCTACGATGCTCAGAGACGGTATGATTATCTTCCAGGATATAGTATCACTGCTAACAATCGTTTAGAGATGTTGGCTAAAATGGAACAATATGTTCGACTAAGAGATATAATTATACATTCTCCAAGATTATTAGATGAATTTAAAACATTTATTGTTAATTTGAATAATAAACCAGAAGCTCAGAGAGGTTCTAATGATGATTTAGTAATGTCGTTAGCTGGCGGACTTTGGGTTAGAGACGAAGCATTTTTATATAGCTACAGAACAGATGAAAATGCTCAATCTTTAATCTCTGGAATCAGTGTTTCTTCAAATACTACAAAAAATTTCAGAGATTTTAATTTTTCCAACAATAATTTTTATGATAGAGGAAGAGTTCAAGAACATCTTGCTCAACAAAATAAGGTTGTGTTGGCTAATGGTGACGTAGAAGATATTAGTTGGTTGTTGCCAATATCAAAATAAGTAAACTAGAAGGTGCTATAAATGGCTGATTTCAATATTAAAAAATATTATGGTGATTTATCAAGTTTGTTCAAAACTAGTTCACCTGTCAAACAACGAGTTTCTAATAAAATTGCAGCTCCTGGACAGGTGGGTGTTCCTGTTGGAACAGCTAGAGCATTTTTGCGACACGTCAATAATGCGTATCAGAGCGCAGTAGCTTCTTTTGGTACTTACAATAGGCTTGCAAGATATTCTGATTATTGCGAAATGGAATCAATGGCCGAAATTAGTAGTGGTCTTGACATTTATGCTGATGAGTGTACTACTCATGATGAGAATGGCGACATTTTATCTATCATATCTCCAAATCCTGAAATTCGGAAATTATTAACTTTATTGTTTTATGATAATCTCAATGTTGAATTTAATCTATGGTCATGGGTGAGAAGCTTGTGTAAGTATGGTGATCAATTTCTTCTTGTTGATCACCATCCAGACTATGGTGTTCTTGATTTATTGCCTATGCCCGTTAATGAGGTTGAAAGAGAAGAGGGATTTAATCCTGAAAATCCATTAGAATATCGATATCGTTGGGTTACGCAAGGAAACAGAACTATCGAACCTTGGGAGGTAATACACTTTAGAGTAATGGGAAATGAATCATTTCTGCCCTATGGAAGCTCTATTTTAGAAGCAGCCAGAAGAGTTTGGCGACAACTTATTCTTATGGAAGATGCTGTTATGGTATATCGCATTGTAAGAAGTCCTGAACGTAGAGTGTTTTACATTGATGTTGGCAATGTTGCTCCTCAAGATGTCGAAAAATATATGGAGCGCGTTAAAACACAATTGAAGAGAAATATGGTTGTATCGAGTGACACAGGCCGCGTTGATTTAAGATACAACCCTCTTCCGATTCATTATGCTACTCCTATTCCTCTTTTGGATGGTAGAACTATCACAATTAAAGAATTAGCACAAGAATATGATGACGGTAAAGAGAATTGGGTATATTCCATCCAAGATGACAGTAAAAAAATCGTTCCGGGTAAAGTTGTATGGTGTGGTAAAAACTATAGCGCAAAAAAAATAACAAAAGTTACTTTAGATGATGGGACACATCTCCTAACGGCGCCAGAACATCCGTTTGTGTTGCGTGATGGATCTAGTAAAAGAGCAGATGAACTTTGTGTAAATGATGCTTTGATGCCTTTATATAGGAATGAAGTTAAACTGACAAAGACTTCCGAATCTTTATATACAAAAGTGTACGACCCTTGCAGTAATAAATATTTGTTAATGCATAGAGTTGTTGCTAATAATGTATTGCAAGAAAAATTACATGAGGCCAAGAAAACTGTAGGATGTGATGATAATAAATATTTAGTTATACATCATAAAAATTTTAATTCTTTAAATAATTATCCTTCTAATTTGCAGTGGGTAGGCAATGCAGAGCATATGCGTTTCCATAAAGACCTAGGAAAGAAAGTATTTACAAGCTACAACAAAACTGAAGAAAAAAGACTTAAAACAATAGAAGACAATAAAAAATATAAAAAAGCTCAGCACATGAATGAAGTTTATAATGGAACTGATTTACATAAAGAGCACAATAAAATTAGAAGAAAAGCTCAATTGCAATCTTGGGAAAAAAATCGCGAGATGCGTTGTCGTACAATGTGTTGGGTTATTCCTGATGAATGTATTGAATTAGGTAAGAAGCTGTGGATTGGCAACTCTAAACTTCATCGTGATGTATTTATAGAATTATTCAAAAAAGATCCAACGATTCGTGAATTACTGAAGCAAGCAAATGAAAAATTTGGAAGATCTATTGATAAACTATCAAGAACAGCAATCGAAAGACGCTTAAATGAATTGGGTTATTCTGGATTTAGAGAATATCGAACCGATTCTTTAAAGATTTCTGAATACAAAAATCACAAAGTATCTAAGGTAGAAGAAATAATATGCGAAGGTACAGATGTGTATTGTATGGCCGTTGTAGGTCCTGATGGAGAAGACGATAGACATAATTTTGCAGCGTGTTCTTTTGGAAATACTGACATGAAATGCTCTAAGTCCGCGATTTTATTGAGGAATTCCGTGGACGAAGATTTTTATATTCCCCAAAGAGGAGCAGAAAGTAATTCTAGAATTGAAACATTACCAGGTGGTCAATTTACTGGCGATATCGAAGATCTAAGTTATATTCAAAGTTTTCGTGGCAACGTATTGGTGAAATTATTGGACAATACCAAAGATACCATAAAAAATATTGTTAATAGGATTAATAGTGGCGAAAGTTTGTGGACCTATTCTATCAATCCTGAAACATTGCATATTTCACCAAGTAAAATTATTGCTGGTCAAAATGTTGGGAAAAAGAATAATTTCATTAGAATTAATTTAGACAATGAAAAGCATATTGAAGTGACTGATGAACACTTGATGATTCTTAGCGATGGCCGATATATTCATGCTAAAGACTTAAAGCCTGGAGATTCTCTAAGCGCTCTGTATACTAAAGTTTCTTCAAAGATGAATAGAAATTATCTTGATGGATACGAAATGTTGTATCAGCCCGACAAGAATCGCTGGGACTATACTCATCGAATAGTTGCAAAAGAATGTTTAAAAAAAGATTTATCTAAATCTAACGTTGTTCACCACACATCTTTTAATAAACTTAACAATAGTCCTGATTTTTTAAAGGTATTTGAAAATTCTAAATTACACAGAGATTTTCATGCTTCTGTAAATAAAGATAATAAAATTTATGTTGGAAATGGCAATCCTAACTTTAATTCAGAAGCAAATATAGAAACTTTATTGGGCGCAGCCCGATTGTCTAAGAATTTTTCTGAGTTAGTTAAAAGAACTGGATATACTCACTTTATTATTAGGCGCTTAGTTAATGACTTAGGTATGAATTATACTGAATTTCACAAAAAATATATGCAGTATAATCCATCTGTTTATTATTATTGTGGTTACAATTTAACTTTAGATGACATAAAAGAAGTTATTCGTTTTCCAGAGATTAAAAGTGAAGTTGATGTTTGTAAGTTTCTTAGTTGTTCGGTGATGACTTTGAAGCCTATTTTGAAAAATAGTAATTATCGTGATTTTCGACAACTGTATGATGAAGTTAAAGGATTAACTTTTCAAAATATGGTTAATGTTGCATCTAATTGTTCAACACTTAAAGAAATTTCTTTAATTCTTGGATGCTCTGAAGGCAAATTGAAAAACTTATTGCATCTTAATGGATTCAAGACAGTTAAGGATTTTAGGAAAAAATTTGGAATGAGGAAATATTCAACTCCTCAAATGTTTAAAAAAGGAATGGTTCCTCATAATAAAGTTGCTTTAAATCACAAAGTTGTTTCTGTAGAGTATTTAAACATCCAAGAAGATGCATATGATATACAGGTAGAGAAAAATAATAATTTCTCTGTAGATTGTGGCATTTTTGTTCATAATTCAAAACTTTTTGCAGCCTTGAAAATACCTAAATCATACTTAGGGTACGAAGGCGAAATTGGAAGCAAGGCAACGCTGTCGCAAGAGGATATCCGGTTTTCTCGCACTATTCAACGTCTTCAAAGAGTTATCGTATCTGAGCTTAATAAAATTGCAGTTATTCATCTATACAGCAAAGGTTTTAAAAATTCAGATTTAGTTAATTTCGATATTCAATTAGCTAACCCAAGCACTATTGCAGAAATGCAAAGACTAGAATTGTGGCGGACAAAATTTGAAGTTGCTGGTGTTGTTCAAGAAGGTATGTTTGATAAGAACTTTGTTTACAGGCGTATTTGGAAATTGTCTGATTCTGAAATAGAACAAATCGAAGAGGGTCGTAAAAAAGATAAAATGTTTGATATGGAATTGGAAAATATTACAGTTGAACCTGCTGAAGAAGCAGCGCCTCTTGAAACCCCTCCCGAAGAACCGACTCCTGCAGGCGGTATAGAGGAACCTGCAGCAGCAGCGCCACCTACAGAGCCAGGATTGCCGCCGCCCCCTGGAGAAGCTGAGCCATTAACTGCCGGCAAAGATCCTAATGCTCAAATTGCTGCACCTAATGAGCTTATTAAACCTTTTGGAATTAAAAGGAAAAAGAAGTCAACTTTTCCTAATTTAAAAAATTATGTTTTTAATACCAAGAAAACTGCTCTTGATCATCACAGAAATTACAGTGAATTAAATAGATTTGCTAAAAATCCATTCGGGGAATGTGTAGAATCCGTTGAAGATAAAATATTTAATAAAAATTTAAATAAAATTGAAGAATTAGTAAATAAATTAGAGTCTTTAGATAAGTTTAATAAAACAAAAAAGGTTATGTCTGATTAATTAGTTGATACTTATAAACAACATGGACTGGGTATATCTTATTTCTTGTCGAGGAAAAATTTTTAATGAAAAAGAATCCAGAAGCTTTTGGAAAAAAAGCTCACAATAAGAAAAGAAATTCTGCACTTCTATATGAATTTCTGATTCGTCATATTTCAAATTGCTTAGTAACCGAAAGAGCTGACGAAGCAAAAAAGGCTTTAGAGATGTCTAAAGTTTATTTTGCTAAGAACACTATCTTAAACGAGGAATTAAAATTATTTAAATTACTTTTAAATACCAATATTCACTCTAGGCAGTCGGCTCAAAAGATTATTGAAGAGGTATATTCTTTATCTAAAAAAATAGATGCTAGAAAGTTAGACGTTGAAAAAAGCCGCCTCATCAAAGAGATTAATCATAATTTTGGTAAAAGTGATTTCTATAGCTATAAAATTTTAGATTACCCAATTTATGCTTCTATACAGACTTTGTTAACAGAAGAAAGAAATAAGAAAAAACGTTTATTATCTCTCGATAAGATTAAGCTAGAAGATCGAATTGTTGAACATTTAATCACAAAGAAAACACCTATTATGGACAACGATGCTTTTAAGGTAAATCCAGAATATAACAATGTTGTATCTCATTTTGTGGTAGAACGTTTTCACAAGAAATATAATAATAGACTTACTGAAAACCAAAAGAAGATGGTTGTAGATTATGCAATTTATCTTATTTCAATTGTTTTAATTTATAGGTATGAATTTAAAAGATACAAGAAAAACAACGAACACAAAGAAAAAGGTTATGCTATGCGGGCAAAGTGTTTTGCTGATGGCTTATCTCTCGATATTCCCGGTTCTATAAACTCCTGATGGCACTCCAACGTGCGGTAAAATCTGTAAATTGT